ACGGATTACTGAGGCCCCTCCTCATGAAATTGTCATGGGGAGGGGTTTTTTTATGGGCGAACATGGCAGTACGGCAAGGACAATCATTGAAAGTTGGTGTGCCTCAAGCCTATCGGGAGTCCAAGTACGCACCCGACGTATTCGTTTCCGACAAGGTCCATCCTCTCGATCTACCATATCCACAAGAGCGCCTCAAGAAGCTGCTCAACTATCGTCGCCAGGCGCGCATTGCCCAGGCCGAGAACCGGGCCGAGATGGCTATCGACGAGGATTACTACGACGGAATTCAATTTGACGCGGAAGATCTCTCCATTCTCCAATCCAGGAATCAACCGCCTCTTGTTTTCAACGTCACCAAAAATACGGTAAATTTCCTATTGGGCACAGAGCGCAAAGCTCGGATTGACAGTCGCGTTCTTCCCCGCAAAAAGCGAGGAGCCCAGTCCGCCCGCAGCAAAACCAAATTGATGAAGTACACTCAGGATTGCTCAAAAGGGGAGTTCGAGCGTTCCATAGCATTTGCGGAGTGTATTAAAGCAGGGCTTGGGTGGCTGGAGACGGGGACGCGCAGTAATGGCGATGAACCGATCTTTATGCGCCAGGAACGCTGGCGCAATATGTGGTTCGATCACCTTGGGCACAGCCTCGACGGCTCGGATTGGCGGTTTGTTATCCGGGAAAAGTGGGTGGATCTGGATGTTGCCACAGAGTTGTTTCCCGAGCGCGCCAACCACTTGCGCGTGCTGGCCGAAAAAGTTAATAGCCTCTATCCCTATCTCCCCGAAGATACGGTCATTACAGATACGGCCTCGGAATTCGACACAGAGAGCGGCATTGACGCCCTGTTCGCCGGCCCTCTTGATGGCGTTCGGCAGAGGATTAAGGCTGTTGAGTGCTGGTATCGGATTCCGGCACGCGTAAAACTGCTCCGGCAAGAGGATGAGAGCATCCCTTTCGGCGCCCTGGACGGTGCGATCTATCGGGATACTGAGGATCAAAAATATCTGGTCAAAGGCGGATATTTCTCGTTAATAGATGCAATTATGATGGCGGTGCGCCGAGCGATCTGGTCTGCAAATCTACTTCTTAGCGAGGGGGTGTCGCCATATAACCATAATCGTTTTCCGTTCACCCCCATGTTTTGCTATCGCCGGCAACGAGACAACATGCCGTATGGCGTTGTCCGGGATATGCGAGATCCGCAAAGCGATCTCAACAAACGCCGAAGCCGTTCGTTGTTTTTGTTGTCTGCAAACCGCACGATGTACGAAAAGGGCGCCTTTGATGATCCGATTAGGGCCTACGAGGAAATCAACAGGCCTGACGGCATGATCGAGTATAACGTCGGCAAGAAGGTCGAAATCAACAAGGAAATACAGGAATTTGTTCATCAAAACGAGATGGCGCGCGATGATGAACGTTTTATCAACAACATATCGGGTGTCACGCCCGAGGCCAAAGGGCAATCGACACGGGACTTGTCAGGCGTGGCTATCGGTAAACTTCAACTCCAAAGCACCACAACTTCAGGCGTGTTCTTCGATAATTACTATTTTGCGTTGCAAAACGAGGGAGAGGTAAGGTTATCGCTTATTGAACAATTTTACGATCAAGACAAGGAATATCGCATCACTGGCGATCAGCGGAAAGATGAATTCATCCGGGTGAACGAGATGAAAGGCGGGAAAATAGTCAACAGCATTACCGAGGCCAAAGCGGATTTTGTTGTCGGCAAGCAGGATTACCGCGAGACATTGCGCCTCTCTATGTTCTCAATGCTCAGCGAACTGGTGACATCACTCTCACAGAGCATGCCCCAGGTAGCTCTGGCCCTACATGGATGAGCTACCAAATAAAGACGAGCTGGTGGCGCGGATCCGGAAAATCAACGGCCAGCAGGGGCCGGATGACGAGCTGACGCCCGAGGAAAAGACTGCCCGTGCGCAAGCAGAGCAAGCGGCAACGCAAAAACAGCAGATGCTGGAGCAGATTCAGCAGGCCCTTGCGCAACTCCAGGTAGCCAATGAACAGGCCAAAGTTACGAGCACCATCGCGAAAACCATGAAAGACCAAGTGGAGGCGCAAATGAAGAAACTGGACGGCTTCTTAAAGGCGTTACAGGTGGCCGCACAAATCCAAGCGGCGCCTCAGTTGGTGGAGGGGGCAGATAAGCTGATTAAAGAATCCGCAGCGGCAGGCGGAAATGGGGGAGGCGAGCAGCGATGAAAATCTCCTACTCAATAACCAACCAGGCTACGGGGAAGGAAGCCACAATCCCCCAGGAGATGGCCGAAGACTTTTTTGGACTTATGCCAAATGGCCCTGCCAAGAAAATTATGTGCCTACCGTTTAGCTCCGAGACCAGTATAGAGGCGAATAACCGCGTTTACGAAGTCAAAGAAGTGAAGCGAAAGCGGAAAATGCCGGGCACGCTGGTGGTCAGGATGGGCGGGCTTGGCGACCTCATCTTATTAACTTCAGGGCTTCGGGAACTGCAAAGACGCGGGGAAAAGCTCACTGTTGCAACATTGCCACAGCACCGGCCGTTTATGGCAACCATGGGGTTTAACACGATTTCAGTTGCTGATATGGGTAAATTTGCAT